TAATTCAGATTCCACTGTATCTGAATTAACACTTCCCATACGGATAGAACTATCTGCTCCAGGAGGGTTATAGGTTCCTACTCCATTAACCTCTGTTCTACCAGATAGCTGCATTCTCCAACTACCGGCAGCATCAATAGTAGCCCATGCCCATACCCAGTCTGTATCAATAGCTCCATTCTCTAGGGTTTGAAATCCTGAACCGCAAAAATCCATACGATAGAAAGGAGGACCAGAGGGAATAGTCTGTGCTAGTATCTGCCCACCTAGCCCAGAACTTTTATGAGCCCCTATTGTACCTTGACCACCGGCTGCTGTTGGGTGGCGACCAACTCCGAACCAGCTAGTTCCTATTGGTCCCATAGTAGGATGAACAGGAGTAGCAGCCCCAAAGGAAGTACCATTTCCTATATAAGGAAGATTATTTGGGCCACCAGATGCGAACCATCGTTGGCTAGGAGAGGCATCCAGGTCAAAGGCAGTCTCAAATCCTAGATTTTCCCAAAAGGCAATCAGGGTATTATCTGTAATAGGAACAGTACCAGGATTATCAGCCCATATATTACCTACTGGTTGAGTAGGATCAAACCAGTAGCCCACATCAGGAAATGCAGGCAAAGGCCCAGTAGGTAATACTACCTTTCTTCTAGACCCCGCAGTCACAGGACGGATACCAAAGGTACTAGGAGATCTTTGTGGCCAAGGATTAGGCATTGTGGGGTAAACCTCCATACTTTTTATTTAGATAGTTACGTATCTGGGCTCTTCCATTATAACCTAATGCTATATCCCAGATTATTCCTTCTGTTTGTTTACCTGTGGATAGCCCACCGAATCCTATTTGTTCTGCTGCTGGAGTGGGTACATATGGAGTATTACCTGTAATTGGTGTATTTCCATTGACTTCCACAGTATAATCTCCTGTTATACTGTGGGTGACTATCATATAACTCCACTGAAAAGGAACTGTAGGAATCCCAGTATCTACGAATAAGGCAGCTGCAAGATCCCCATATCCCCAATTAGGTGGAAAGCTGAATAACCCACTTGTATCATCTACCAGAAGTTTAGCCGAGATATCCCCTAATCCAAAAAGAATACTAGAGGTTGCCCCTGATCTGTAACCTACAGAAGCTATGGTAATTCCCTCAGCCCCCGAAGGTACACTTAATACTCCGAATAGAGCTGATAGTGCAGGATCTGCTTCCGTGTCTACTGCGGGAAGTCCATTAATTTGGTTCTTTCTCCATATCATGGGAGTAACCTGAAAAGCATCATCAATTAGGTTATCTCCGGCATAGCCCAGATCATCTATTCTTTTTACTGCGCCTGCCTCTGTTACAGGTATAGTTCCTCCGGCATCAAGCCAAACAGAAGAACGATTAGTAACATCATATCTATGTTGAATATTTAGGAGCAAAGGTAGTTTAGCTCTCCTAGCTCCGGCTGATACAGAATTAATCCCAGCGACATTAATAACTGAGGGGCTAAAAGGATTACTCATTATCTATTATCTCCCGGTGCCTACGTAGGCGTCTACATCACGGAGCATATCTTCGATAAAGACAGATAGTTGGGTCTGCGCTAAAGCAGCTAGACCGGCTGTTCTATCTCTATCACCTAAACTAGCCATTAAGAACTGCCCTGCCCAATCAATAACTAAATCCGGCATAAGCTCTGTAATCCAATTAGTATCATCTGGGGAGACCATACGAGGAGGATATTGATAGTACCCCCAGATTACTTTCTCCCCGCCTATTTCTTGTCTCAGGATAAGATTAGCACCAGACGTGTAATAGGCATTTCTAATATCCCTGCCTTCACGTCTAGTTGATCTGGGGTCTACGCGATTGTAGACTAATCCGTTAGTTATCCTGCTCTCTAGGAGCCCAGTCGTCGGGCTAATCGAGGATAGGTCTCGCTCTATATAAGCAGGCTTACGAAATCTTCCTGGCAAAGCCAAGGTTTGTACATTGGTGGTAGTTTTGAAGTCTGGGTGATCTGATAGAAGTTCTTCTACCAGATCACGCCAGTAAGTTCCTGATAGACTAATTGTCCTAACAACCGAATTAATCTTCTGCCTGGCCAGATCTTCCTTGTCTGGCCGGACAGTCATCGCTGCAACTTCGTCTATCAATTCGCCTAGGTTCATGGCTTATTATTTCCCTCTACGTAGGAGATCTAAGGCACTAACCTTTACCGGCGGCTGTTGGGGACTGCTCGGCTGGCTGCTGTCATCCCCGTCTCCAGATTCACCGCCGATGGCTGGCCCACTGATGGGCTGTTCTGGGTTGGACGAACCTTCTCTTCCTGCCCCGCTCCTATCTGTGTCTGCCGTAGGCTCTTCCCGTCGTTGGGATTTCGGCTGGTCTTGTAGTTTGGGCTGGTTAATACTGACGCTGCCTCTCTGGCTGCGTTCGTGTTCTGCTGGTACTTCTGGCCTTGTCCCGGCATCGCTAGGATCCTCCTGTAGCTCCAGATAGTCGATATGATTCCCATCGACGAAGTGCTGGAGAAAACTCATAACGGATCTATTGTCAGTCTTATATAGACCCTTGATAAAGTTGATGGACTTTCCTGCTGCATCAACTGTGTTAAATACCCCGCTAAGGGCATAATAGACACGGGTTCCTTTCCTGTCTTGCATAGAAAACATTTGCTGCGCTCTATCCGCCAGAGTAATGGTAGGCATTTCCTGCATTGCCATACTTTGGTGTGAGCTGCTACCAACTCGTCTAGCTGAATTGGCTGTAGTTTTCACCCCCGCTGCTATCTTACCAGCTAGCGGGTGGTTACTTGAGAAGGGACTTCTTGGGTCATTAGCCATGATAGAATACTCCTGATAGGTTGATTTAAGGTTTAGATTAGAACTCCGGGTAGAACATCCCTAGTCTACCCGGAGGTGGTTATAGCTTTCTATCCTTTAAGCTACTCGTCTACTTACGGAACGGCTACGCCTGCGGTAAGTCCGTTGATTACTCCCATAGCACAGGGATTACGGAACTCAGTAGCAAACTCGGAAGTTAAGCTACCGCCTTGGGCGTCGATGCCATTGTCACCAGGATTCAGCCTGTTCTGGCCAAACTCTTCCTTCTTAACATCGCGGCCGTTCATGTAGGCTAACCGCATTGAAGGAAGCTCGACCGTAACAGCCAGTCCGGGAGTGATAGACAGACCATTGAAGAGCGGGTGCTCCACAATGAACAGCATACCCTTGTACAGCCTGAAAGCCGTAAAGTGCATACCGAAGGTAGTAGTCCGCAGGTCCATGATAACCTGCTCGCTCTTTCTGCCAATCTCGTTAAGTACCCGGTTAGCCTGTGCGTCTACGAACATGACACGTTCTTTCGTATTACCCAGGTTACTGGAAGCTGCGAAATAGGGCTCCACGAATCCTACGAGCTGGTCGTAGTTTGTGGTCGCAGCGGCTGTGGCGACGTTAGCTGGCGCATACTGGATAATCGCGTCGATGATACCCTGAGTAGTATGCGTAGGAGGACTACCGAATGGAGCCTGTGGCTGACCCCAGAATAGCACAGACTCGATATCCGTGGCATGGAGCATCATCGCGTCTTGACGACTCTCCTGGATATTGTTGAATCCTGCTTCGGCCAGACTAGCACGCGCAGTATCCGAGATAGCCCAGCTATTACGGATGATCTGGGTGAAGTTAGGCACGTACAGGACTTCCATAGTCCGTGCGGTAGGACGATTGCTAGCCTGCTCATGGCTATTACCGACTGCGAATAGGACTTCAGAAGCTACGATGGCAGCTGCGGCGACTGAGCCGTAACCTCTCGTAACTGTGATATCCGTCGCGTTCGGAACAGTCAGAACACGGATTAGCTCACGCGAGGACGGAACCTGGAATACCATACCAGGAACTATGCCTAGAGTAGACAGTCCCTCGATAGTAGTATCACCGGCTAATGCTCCTGAACCGTCGTCTGTGAAGCTACTAAATGCCATAGCTTTGGTGTGGTACCCATGCTCCACAGCCTTAGCCTGCATCTTTGGCAGCTGGCCTGTCATCGCAAACAACGGTGCAGTACCATCCGGGAATAGGCGTAGGATAGTATCTGCAAACGACCGCTGGTTGAGAGTGGCAGGATTGAAGGAAGCAAAGAAGATACCCGTTGGGTTAAAGGTACCTTGGTTAAAAGTGGACATTACTGATCTCCTGATTCTCCACTGGTAGGATCAGCTCCACCGGGATTGTTTACCGAGTCTCCCATAGCGAAGCCCATCCAGTCTACATCTCCCCCAGGAGTCGGCTTGTTGCCTGGCTCTCCGGGACCTGGGTTAGAGCCTGCGTCGCCGCCACTGAGTAACTTAGCAGACTGTAAGAAGTAATTAGTAGCCTGTTCAGTAACCCATTTAGGATCAGCGTCTGGCTGAGACCTCTGAAGTCTTTCAGCCATCATGCTAATCCCGGCTTTGAGTACAGGAGATTTGTTGATTATTTCGTTTGCAGAGAGGTTAGATCTGACTTGATGGGCGTTTATCTTTTCGCCTAGGCTTTTCTCGAATCTACCTAGTCTATCTTCCAAGATCTTTTCAGATAGAGTAGAAGAATGAGATATAGCAGTCTGATAGGAACCTTTGGCTATCTCATTGAATGCTGTGAATAGAGCTTTAGAAGTAGTCTCTGGATTAGCCAGAGCTTCACGAGTCTCATCAGTAAGATAGCTATTGAAGTCTAGATTCTCTGTCAGTTTAGCAATAGTATCTGGTGTAAGCACAGAGGCTACAGACAGCGGAACATCCTTTGGGTCAGGAGTTCCAGGAGCCTTATTATCGAACATGGCGGCAAAAGCCGCAAGGGGGTCAACGGACACCGGATCTTTCTCCGGTTCCTTAACCTTTGGCTTACCTGTAGCCGGATCGATATTAGGATCTGGATTAGGTTTAGGATCATCATCCTTACCCTCAATTCCGATACCGGGGAATAATCTTCTGAGTGCATCTAGTCCGGCCATTAGCTTTCTCCTGGTAGATTAATAGATTGTAGAAGTGTGGCGGCTAAGTCCATTATACCTTTTAGATAAGCCTCTTCTAAGGCTATAGTACGATCAATATCCAAGCCCTTAGCCTGTAGCGTAGATAACGGAGTCATCAGATGTTCCGTGATATAATTAGCACGAGCAGTCTGAATAAATGCCTTAACTATCTTATTGTCTAAGGCGGCTTTTATTACTACAAGTTCTTCTAGATCGAACGTGTAGCCTATTAAATCTTCTTTAGCCTGTCGGGGCTGCACTGGCGGCTCCTGGGGCGGCAGCAGCTTCTATCTGTGCTTGCTGTTGCCGCTGTTGTTCTGGTGGAACTTGAAACCTATCCAGTCCACGCATACCAGATAAAGCCATCATGTGAGAGAATAGGGGGCCTACCTGATACTGAGACTGGAGAAGCGGGGATTGAATAAGCAGATTGAAAGCTGCTTGGACTACTTCCGTATTAGCTAACAGACTGGTAGGCAGATAACCGTCCGCCACCTTAAAGTTCATTAACTTAGTACGGATATCTTCTACATTAACAGAGATAGCTCGCTGAGAACGATTAGAGATTAAATCTTGAGGGGAAGATCCCATGTTGAGTAGGATATTACCCTTGATCTGTTGCTTTAGAGGAGTAAAAATCTGATACTCCATCATAAGAGCGATCATACGACTACGCATATCGCTGTTAGTCATAATCTCTGAAAACTCACCAAGGGTTCTGTTACCCCGCTTAAACCCTCCCTGCCTAGCGGAGTTTATACCGCCAAGGAATTCTGATAGCTGTAACAGGGGACTTATATCATCAAAGGCTCTAGCTGTGCCAGTATCATTAAATTCGATAGACCTATAAGCCTGATTAAGATCAGCGTTCTTCAGATTCTGTTTAATTGGTATCTTGGCGGCAGGGGTTCGGCTATTGACATCCTGGGGGTCTATTAGACTAGGATTGTAAATAGCACGGTCTGAGATAGAGCGACGGGCTGAGTTAAGTCGGATATTAACTAACTCACTTGTGGCGTCCTGAATGGAAAGCTGTTGTTCTGCTACTGATTTAGTTTGCGCTCTGAAGCCATCTTCTGTGAACTGTCCTAGCTGAATCGGGAACATATCAAAGGCTGAGATAACCTTTTTCATATGTATGATAAAGCTGTTATTAACAGATACAAACTTCCATATCTGGGGGACATTAGGCTCTGGAACGTCTAGCCCATGGTCAGCAGGAATAATACGGGCATAGGATTTGGTATACAGATACTTGTTGGAATAGTCTATCCGGTCTTTATTATCTGGCTGTGCTAGTGCCCAAGCTAGCCAGTTAGTAGCCATATTGGGATCTTCAATTATATTGAAGTTAGAGATTAAGGGGCGTTCAATATAATGCTCCCGTGGAACACCATCGTTGCTAGCTCCCTGGGCGGACTCTAAAGCCTGACGAACATTCATAGTATTCTCACCAGCTTTGGTAAGATTACTGATATACTGTTTAATTCGCCCCCTAGTCCACAGATCGTTATAGCCTACATAATCTCCGAATTCTGTAACATCCGGGATATCCACAAGTTGGTCCCAAAACATGTTATACATATCCATGTTCCAGAGACGATTAATCTGTTCTACGTCTAGGGTAGGCTGACTAGGACTTCCTACTTGCTGATTGTTTTTATTTACTTTAAGAGCACCAATAGGAGCCCATTCTAATTCTACTCCGCAGACGTTATACTTTGCGCCATCACGGAAAGTCATATTAAGCTGTCTAGGCCAACGACCGCGGATACTATGGTCGTCTACAATAGCCTCTAACTGTTCACCAAATAGCGTATCCTCTGGTGGAGTAACCACAGGGAAAATAGGATAACCGCTAAGATACAACTCGCTGAGAAAAGCAACAATAGAATCAACCTGGCTGACAACAACAGGAGTGGTGAAGTGTACTCCTGAGTCATCAATAATCTGGGCAACCTGCTCATCAGCTTTGTTCTGGTCCTTAGTTAATGTATAGCAGGCATAGGCCCTATCAATAACCTTAATCTTGTCCCGCCATAACTCATTGCGTTGATGGATACGCTGAAACTCCTTAATTAGCTGAATCAGGGAGTCGTGGGTAGATCTAGAGATTGGGATAGGAGTAGCAACTCCTGGTATCTCAATCTCAACTCTTTGCTTTACTGTACCCTGTCTGAGTGCCGGCATTTTAGTGCATTCTCCCACTATAGTGTGTGGCGGTATCCATAGGTGTATTCATTGATACTACCCTAGCTTTTATTGACCTATCTATACTAGGAGTAATACCAAACTGATACTCTAACTCATCCCTGTGCTTATTCAGCATATAGTCACCAAATGCACAGCCGTCTAGGATATCGTCCTGATTATCTTTCTTGCCAGCACGATATTGAATTCCTTGATAGAGAACTAGAGCACGATCAACAGAACGAAGGATAGGATAATTACCACCTAATACATTACCCACCCAGGCTCTTATCCTGCTATGCTTTGCGGCGATCCCAGGTTTGATTTCCAAAACTGTAATAGAATCGTCAAGATGATACATCTGTAAGTATAGTTCTATCCAGAATTTAAGAGTTTGCTGATAAGCTACAGATTCTACTCCTATGTGAGTGCAGGAGTTATCTATAGCACAGTCTATTGCCTCTAATATGGTAGTCTCTGGATCCCATTTGCCAGCACGAATCTCAGCTACCATGGGAGTGTCGTCTACTATCTTATGACAGGCTACGACATTATCATCCGAATCTTTTCTAAAACCCGCAGGATCAATGGTAATATAGCTTGCCTGTATCTCAAGCTCCGCATCTTCAGCATACGGGCAATCTGGTATTCTACCGTCGGGGAATAGACTTTGGGTAACAGACTGCGGGTCATTCATTATCTCCGCAAACCAGATATCAGCTTTACCTAGAGAAGCATCATGCTCATACTCTTCTAGGAGATTCTTTAGTGGATGTAGCTCTTCCCACAAGGCTGTACCATCGGCCAGAATGGCACCGGTGATAAGGCTAGTCCACATCCTGTTACTTTGCAGCTGCTTAAGTATGCACTGTTCGCTGTACATATTCCCGATGTAAAAAACAAAGCAATGCTTAGGGTCCCGGGATTTAAGTAGCGTTGACAGGATCCACCGCAACAGTCTGTCTCTTTCGGCAGGGGACTCGTCATTCTCTTTAGTCTGGACATCATCCAATAGAATAAATCCCGGTCTCCTATTTCGGATGTTGATTCCACGTAATGCAGTGCCAGCTCCAACTGCTGCAAGAATAATCTCTCTTCCAAGGAAGTTACGGATCTTAACCTCTCTGGTGTCTCGTTCAACAGCTGTAGGACCGTTCCAATCTCCAAAGAGTTTTCGGATATTATCTGATCCAAGGATACCGTTAATGTCATCTAATATATCCTGTGCTCTATCCTCTGACGAACCAACTATAAGCACGAAATCAAATAGACCAAATAGGATACCATAAGCTACTAATAGTTTACTAAATGTTGTCTTAGCATGGCCTCGGGGTAGACCAAGGGCGAATCGGAAGATACTATGTAGGGTATCCCTGACGGATATAATCTGAGCAAGAAGGAAGAACCAGATCTCTCCATAGAATACCGGTAGGTCGTTATCATGGACCTGTGGTATAGCAACACGGCTAAAGAAGTTAAGATCTGTTTTACAGCTCTCAATAGCCTGCTCTCTGGTTACTTCCATAAGAGACTATTAGAAGCCTAGCTTTTGCAGCTCTCGGCTAATGTTACTGCGCTGTCTCTCTTCCTGGCGCTGACCGAGAGGAAACTTCTGCCCACCGTCTCCGATAGTAGCGACAGCCTGCTCAGAGGCAATCGGTACAAGCGTACTCGTATTCGGGCTCTGGGGTAGCATTCCGGCCATGCCGTTCTGCTGCTCGTTGCTCATTGGGATCTTTGGCTGCGGCATTCCTTCTCTCCTTTACTGCTTCTAACACGCGCTTAGCCGGCATAGGAGCCATACTCCTGCCAGCGATTTCGATAATCTCGTTGTTACCTGTCCTAGTAATAGAGACCGCTACTGGGGCGTCCCCTAGGTTAAGGTTAATAGTCCCCGGCACTTCGGCGCCTGCCCCATGGCCTGCGCTCCTAGTCAGTGCTTGAATCTGTTTAATCAGCTGCAAGCTCTTCACTGACTCTATCAGACTGTCACTCATGTCAATCTGAGCTTTAATCTTCTCCAATAGG